GAGAACTTCATCTCCAACCTCAAGGGACTCTTTGCGGAGTCGTACATTGAGGTTCCAGAGGACAAGTTGGACCTCTTTGAGTCCACTGTCTCTGAGGTTGAGAACCTTGACGGCGAACTGAAGACACAGGTTGAGAAGAACATCGAACTATCAGAAGAGGTTGAGCAACTACATTGCGAGATCGTTTTCCGTGAGATCGCAGAAGGTCTGACCGACACCGAGGTTGAGAAACTTCGTCGTCTAGCCGAAGACCTTGAGTTTGACACCGTAGAGCAGTTTGCCGAGAAAGTTGCGGTTCTCCGTGAGAACCTTGACACCATCGGGAGTTCCGCTGAAGAGAAGACTGATGTTTCTGAAGAAGGGCTTGAAGAGTCCTACGAGGAGACTTCAGAGGTATCGCCTCTTGTAGAGGCATATGCCCGCTCAATCAGCCGTTCACGCGAGTAATCGTTTTAGTCTAGTTTCACTTTCAAAAAGTTTCAATTCAGTCCACGAGACTGTTACAAAAAGGAGTAGGTAAGATGGAGAACAAGTTCCTTACAGAGCAGGCGCTGCGCAAGTGGAAGCCTGTTATTGACCATAGCGATCTTCCAAAGGTTGAAGACGCTCACAAGCGTGCCACGCTTGCAACACTTTTGGAGAACCAGGAGAAGGCACAGCGCGAGCAGATGCTCACTGAAACCAACACTTTAGGTGCTGGTTTGTCGCCTCTCGCAGGCGGCGGCGAAAACGCAAACCTTCGCGGGTTTGATCCCATTCTCATTCAACTTGTTCGTCGCGCAATGCCAAATCTCATGGCATACGACATCTGCGGCGTTCAGGCAATGACTGCTCCCACGGGACTCATCTTCGCGATGCGTAGCCGTTATGCAACTCAGGGTGGCACAGAGGCTCTGTTCAACGAGCCAAACACGCTCTACGCAGGTTCTCCTGATGCTACTCGCAGCGGCTTCGGCGTTGCTGCTGGTTCAGGCAGCACCGCTGGTGGTCAGACTCTAGGTGCTCTCCCTGGTTTTGGTCCTGTTACTGGCGTTGATCCGTTCTTCGGTTCAACCGATACCTTTGTCAGTGGCATCACCACCGGTTCAGGTATTGCTACAGGAATTGCTGAAGGTGCTGCACCAAATCAGATGGCATTCAGCATTGAGCGCGTTGGCGTTCAGGCTGCTACCCGTATGCTTGCAGCATCGTACAGCATTGAGTTGGCTCAGGATCTCAAGGCTGTTCACGGTCTTGACGCTGAGACAGAACTCTCCAACATCCTCAGCACGGAAATCCTTGCTGAGATCAACCGCGAGGTTGTTCGCAACGTCTACCGTTGCGCGAAGTTGGGTGCACAGCAGAGCGACCTGTACTACAAGACTGTCTCTGGCGGTCTAACTGGCACAATCGGTGGCGTGTACGATCTCATTCAGGACTCGGACGGTCGTTGGTCGGCTGAGAAGTTCCGTGGACTCATGTTCCAGATTGAGCGTGAGTGCAACGTGATCGCTAAGGAAACCCGTCGTGGCAAGGGTAACTTCATCATCTGCTCCGCAGACGTTGCAAGTGCCCTCGCAATGGGTGGCTTCCTTAACATCTCGCCAGCCCTCAACGTCAGCCTTGATGTTGATGACACGGGCAATACCTTCGCAGGTACGCTCAACGGTAAGGTCAAGGTCTACATTGATCCGTACGGCAGCACCATCGGCGGTTCGCCAGCGAACTTTGTCTGTGTCGGTTACAAGGGCACCAGCCCGTACGATGCGGGTCTGTTCTACTGCCCGTACGTGCCGCTACAGATGATGCGCGCTGTTGATCAGACCACCTTCCAGCCGAAGATGGCATTCAAGACCCGCTACGGCATGGTCGCGAATCCGTTCGCTGAGGGCACTGATCAGGGTCTTGGTGCGCTCAACGCACGCAAGAACGTCTATTACCGTATCTTCCGCGTGGACAACCTCCACGGCGTAGCATCGTAATAGATCGCTGCAAAGGCAAAACGAATGGGGGAGGGGCTAAAACCCCTCCCCTTTTTCGTTTCTACATACTAGTATGGCAATACCCCACGATTTTTCTACTATTCCTGCTGATATAAAAGACAGATATCCGGAAAGCATTAATGCTCTTCTGTCAACCTATTTCAGGTTTAACATTGCACGATTGCCTGCTGTAACATATTTTTGTCAAAATGCATCTGTTCCCACAGTAACAATGAGTGAGGTTCAGGTCGCAACTCCATTTGTTCCTCTGAAGTTCCCATCTAAACTTGATTTTGATGAGTTGAGCGTTACATTTATTGTTGACGAACAAATGAAGAATTGGCTTGAAATTTTTAATTGGATGCGTTCGTGTACTCAAGTAGAAGGATTTTCGGAGTTTGCTCCAACAAACAAGCACTTGACTACGGGAAATCTTTTTATATTGAACAGCAACAAACATCCAAAACTGTGTGTTACTTTCGAAGGTCTGTATCCGAGAACACTATCTGCTATAGATTTTAGTTCAACTGTGATGGATCCTGAAGCAATACTTGCAACCGCAACTTTTGCTTATCGAAATTACAATATTGAAGTCTATTAAAATACAAACCAAGACTTGATTTTGTTTTTGGTTGCGCTATGCTGCCACCATGACTCTAGATGAACTGCGAAAAGAAATACAGCGCGACACCTCTCTTGACGAGAGCGCAATGGACTTGGAATCCCTGAAGATTCCCCAACTCCACAGCAAGTACCTCAACTTCCTCACGGACGAGCGCCTGTGCCTGTCCAAGATGAAGCACGACTTATCTGTGTTGCTTCGTTCTAAATGGGAATACTACACAGGCAAGATGTCACAGGAGGAACTGCTTGCGCGTGGATGGGAGCCTTTTGCCCTGAAGGTGCTGCGAAATGACCTTGATCTGTATCTGGAATCAGACGCCGATCTTGCTAAACTCCGCATGAAGATTGACTATCAGAACGAGAAGATCGCGCTGCTTGAGGAAATCATCAAGGAACTGAACAATCGCCACTGGAAAATCCGAAATGCCATAGAGTGGAGAAAGTTTACGAATGGACAGTAGACTACTAAAAGAGGACATGGACGGGTGGTGGGTAGACCGTATGTACTTGCAGGACGCGTGGAGTGCTGCACGCCACAGCACCGCTCCCCGTACACAGGTAGGTGCTGCTCTTGTTGTGGAAGGCACGGGTGTAATTATGCGGAGTTGGAATCGCTTGCCTGACCGCTTGGTGAGCAGTGGATATCCAAAAGAGGGAGATACCACATACGCGTGTGGCGAGCACGCCGAGCGTAGCGTGATGTTCCGTGTGCTTGATAACGGCATTCCTGTTCGCGGAACCACCATGTATACAACATGGGCAAGTTGCGCAGAATGTGCGCGTGCAATCATTCACTTCGGAATAGCCCGTGTAGTTACTCTGCGTCGCGTAGTCGAAGCCACGCCAGAGCGATGGGAAAGCAGCGTGCAGCAGGGACTTGAGATGTTGTATGACAGTGGTATACCTATTGTGGGATGGAGTGGTGATCTAGGAGTGGAAACAAGTATACGCTTTGACAGCAAACTACTACAGAACAAGGACTTGATCTAGTGTTTGACCTTGATGTAACAGTGGTTGATGCAGTGAATGTGCGGGTGGAGTGTGACCGCTCCCTTGCGCTGGAACTGTCTGACTACTTCACATTCAAGGTGCCTGGCTACAAGTTCATGCCTGCGTATAGAGCGCGGCTGTGGAACGGCGAGATCAAACTGTTCAATGTGCATACAGGACTGATCTACGCTGGACTGGTGGACTACATCAAGAAGTTTGCAGACGACAGGCAATACACCTGTGCGCTGCCTGTGCGCCCGTCCGTGAAGGTGAGCGATGAGGATGTAAGAAAATTTATGCAGGATTTCTTACAGGTTCGGGTGGGCGGAAAGGCAGTGACACCACACGAACACCAAGTAAACGCAGTGCGCCATGCCATAAGCGAGGGACGCACACTCCTGCTCTCCCCCACAGGTTCAGGCAAGAGTCTCATCATCTACGCGCTGCTGCGCTACTACTTGGACAAGATTCCGCCCGACAAGAAGGTGCTGATTGTTGTGCCTACTGTTTCGCTTGTAGAGCAGATGGTTTCTGATTTCGCGGACTACTCGTCAGAGAACGGGTGGGATGCCCCTGCACATTGCCACAAGATCATGTCAGGCAGCGACAAGACTACGCCCAAGCGCGTAGTGGTGTCCACGTGGCAGTCCCTCTACAAGCAGCCAGAAAAGTATTTCCACCAGTTCGCGGCAGTCGTGGGCGACGAAGCCCACCTGTTCAAGTCCAAGTCTCTTGCGGCAATCATGGGCAAACTGAAGCGATGCCCGTATCGCATCGGCACCACAGGCACGCTGGACGGCACGAACACGCACAAACTGGTGCTGGAGGGTCTGTTCGGCAAGGCATACGAGGTGACAAAAACCAAGACCCTCATGGACAAAAAAATATTGAGTGATCTGCACATTGACTGCATTGTGCTGTCGTATCCCGACATTGATCGCCAAGCGATAAAGCGTGCGCTGTATCCCGATGAGATCAAGTGGATTATTCGTTCAGATCGCCGCAACCGTTTCATCGGAAACCTGTGCTCGCGGCTGAAGGGCAACACCCTCATATTATTTCAGTTTGTAGAGGATCACGGAAAGGTACTACATAAGATAGTGCGGGAGTGCATACCCGAGCCACGCAAGGTGTTTTTCGTTTACGGCGGCACAGAGGCAGGAGAGCGCGAGGAGATACGCAAGATTGTGGAAAGCGAATCGGACGCAGTGATCATTGCTTCATACGGAACTTTCAGCACAGGAGTTTCCATAAGACGACTCAACAACATCATCTTTGCGTCCCCGTCCAAGTCGCGTATTCGCGTGCTACAGAGCATTGGACGGCAGTTGCGGGTGGCAGAGGACAAGACCACCGCACGCCTGTATGACATCGGGGACGACCTGTCGTGGAAGTCGTGGAAGAACCACACCTTCCGACACATGAACGAGCGGATTCGGCTGTATAAGGCAGAGGGGTTTGACCACAAGGTAGTTCGCATTCAATTAGGAGAGGAAGCATGAGCAAGAAAAAGGTTTCTGAACTCCGAGTGTTCAAATTGCGTAGCGGCGAGGAGATCATTGCGAAGATTGCAGGCAAGGCACGGGGCAAGGTAAAGTTACAGCGTCCCATGAAGATCGTCAACAACATGGTCACAGACCCGCTTACAGGCAGCAAGAAGCACATGGTGTATTTCTGCGATTGGTTGGGCTGCTCCACTGAACTGGTCGCAGACATTCCCGCAGATTTCATTGTGGTTGACCTGCCTCCCGATCCAGACATGGTGTCCCTGTATTCGCGCCAACTGGAGATAGAAGACACAGGAAAGGTGTCTCCACCACCAAAGCCTAAGCAAAACGACTTTCCGCCCATAACCGATGAGGAACTGAAGTCCATGATCTCGTCTATCGACAAGCAGATGGAAGACCTGTATCGCCAATACGACGAGGAGATGAAGAGCGGCAAGAAACCCACAACACCAAAGGATGTTGGTCCTTTCGGTGTCATGCCCACTGCTGGACCGCCTCTGCCACCACCGGGTATTCTGTTCTCCATTGGCATACCAAATGAAGTAATGAACCAGTGGCTTGAGAACGGAATACTGGATTACCTGAAGGACTGCATGGAAGACTTCATGGATATTGACCTTGAGGATTTTTTGGAAGACGAACAGCCGAAGAAGGGCAAAAAGAAGAAGCCAGTAAAAGATTCAAAGTGGAAAGAGCCAAGCGAAAACGAGAAGAAGAAGCCTGGTTTCGGAAACAGGGTGAACGACTGGTCCCCGTTCGTGAAAGACTATTTGGAAGACAAGAAGGAACCTCCGCAAGAAAAAAGTGAGTAACCTCTTGACAAGCGTGAGTAGTAGTGTAAAAATGTATGTGAAAGGTAGACAACATGGCTAAAAAGAAAAGCAAGAGCGACCATTACATAGACAATCAAAAGTTCTTTCAGGAGATGAGCGCGTGGAAGCAGGGGGTGAATGCCGCGAACAAGAACGGCACGCCACACCCGCCCGTGACCTCATACATTGGCGAGTGCTTCATGAAGATTGCGGAGAACCTGTCCCGCAAGCCCAACTTCATCAACTACCCGTATCGGGACGAAATGATCTCGGACGGCATAGAAAACTGCCTCCTATACGCATACAACTTTGACCCGTCCAAATCCAGCAATCCCTTCTCGTATTTCACGCAGATCATCTACTATGCGTTTCTGCGCCGAATACAGAAGGAAAAGAAGCAGGCATACATCAAACTGAAGAAGATAGAGATGAGCGATGCGGACGCAAGCGTGAAGTCATGGTTCAAGGAGAACTACTTGAACATGGGTGACGGAAACAAGACCGCGCCTACCGCGCTCACGGACACAGACATACAGGCATTTGAAAAGAAGACAGGCGACAAGAAGGTGAAGAACAAGAAGCCTGTCAAGAAGCCCGTAAAGAAGCCTGCGAAGAAGGTAAAGAAGACCCCGAAGAAGAAGTGATTTCATCATGAAGATTGCACTACTCGCTGACACGCACTTTGGAGCGCGTAACGATTCTCCAATATTTCTTGAGCATTTCATGCGGTTCTTTGACCGTACATTCTTTCCCCGCATTCAAGCCGAAGGCATCACCACCATTATTCACTTGGGAGATTTTCTTGATCGCCGCAAGTTCGTGAACTTTCTCACCTTGAACGCGGTGCAAAAACTATTCGTGAATCGCCTACACGACAGCGGCGCAGAGATGCACTGCATTCTTGGCAATCACGACATCTTCTACAAGAACAGGAGCGATGTGAACTCCCTGAAGGAATTGTTTGACGACAAGTTCACCGTCCACGAGAAGCCCATTACGCTTCCCTTTGACGGGTTGAATATTGCTCTGTTGCCCTGGATCAACAAGGAGAACGAGGAGGAGTCGCTGCGGTTCATTCAGAAAACCGATGCGCCTGTGCTGTGCGGACACCTTGAACTGCACGGGTTTCAGGTGCTCCGAAACACCCCATTTGACGGGGGGATGAACGCAGAACTGTTCAAAAAGTTCCATTCGGTATACACGGGACACTTTCACACCCGCCACAGTCGCGGCAACATCCACTACTTGGGATGCCCTTACGAGATCACTATGGGTGACTACGGCGACAAGAAGGGTTTCCATATCCTTGACACGGAGACACGGGAACTGGAGTTCGTGAAGAATCCCCACAACATATTCACGCAGATAGAGTGGGACGATTCTTCGTTGGAGGAAAGCAAGATCGTGAAGGTTGACCCCGAGCGCACGTGCGGCAAGTTTGTGCGTATTGTGGTAAAGAAGAAGACCAAGCCGTATATCTTTGAGAAGTTTGTGGATTCAGTATACGCAAACTCTCCCCATGCCGTGACAATTGTGGAAGACTTCCAGCCAGAGGCAGCAGAGGACGAGGAGATCGACCTTTCGGAAGACACGCTGTCCATCATCAATCGCGAGATTGAGGGGATGCAGAATGTGGGAGATCACAGCAGGCTGAAGTCGCTTATGCGTGACCTGTATACTGAATCTGTTGCAAACGAGAGCACACGATCATGATTACATTCAGGACAATACGGTGGAAGAACCTCTTGAGCACGGGCAACCTGTTCAATGAGATTCGTTTCGACAAGGCAGCAACCACCCTCATCTGCGGCGAGAACGGCGCAGGCAAGACCACCATGCTGGACGCGCTTACATTCGTCCTCTACGGCAAGCCATACCGCAACATCAACCTGCCGCAACTGGTCAATACCATCAACGGCAAGGATTGCGTGGTAGAGATAGAGTTTGGGGTGAACGGCAGCGACTATAAGGTGGTGCGCGGCATGGCTCCCAAGTTGTTCACCATCAGCAAGGACGGCAAGGAAATAGAGCAGACCGCGAACGCAAAGGATTACCAAGCCATTCTTGAAACGCAGATTCTGAAGATGAACTACAAGACTTTCTGTCAAGTGGTGATTCTTGGCTCCACAAACTACGTGCCGTTCATGCGCCTCCCTGCTGCTGACCGCAGGAACATCGTGGAAAACCTTTTGGATATTGATGTGTTCTCCAAGATGAACGATATTCTGAAAGGGCGGTTGGTGGGAGCAAAGGACGCTCTTCGGGATGTGGACAGCGAGATAGCAAACCTGAAACTCCGTGCAGATGCAAAGCGGGAACTCATACAGAAGATTGAGGAAAAGTCCGACAGCCAGTTGCAGTCGTATGGCGCAAGCGAACGGGAGGAACAGGTAAACCTGCAAAGCCTGCTAGAGAAGAAAGCGCGGCTACAGGAGGAGGTCGCTGCCCTGATGGAAAGCGTTACAGATGTGGAGAAGAGCCGCGATTCGCTCTCGCAGATGAACGCACTGAGGAAGCAGATGACCGCGAGCGTAAAGAAAGCACAGGACGAGCGTGCGTTCTACGACGAGAACAGCGATTGCCCCGTGTGCAAGGCATCTCTATCAGAGGATTTCCGCAAGGAGATGAGCAGCAAGAAGCACGCACGGGAACAGGAACTGCAAGGCGCTCTTGACCGCATGAGTGGCATGATTGCTGCTGCAAAGGCAGAACTTGACGCAAAGTCTGAAGTGGTGCAGAAGATCGACGCCAAACGGCAGGAAGCCCACAGGACTGACTCTGCAATCACAGGCGCAAAGCGTTACATTACACAGTTGCAGGAACTGGCAGACAAGACCCGCCGTGAGCGCGAGTCTCTACAGACGGAAAGGGATGCACTGCAAAGCATTCAGAAGGATGGGGACGGCGCGGAAAACCGCAAGCGTGACCTTGTGAGAGACCTTCACACAATGGAAATAGTGTCGGTGCTGCTGAAGGACAGCGGTATCAAGCGCAAGATCATTCGCAAGTATATCCCTGCACTGAACAAGATCATCAACAAATACCTGATCACAATGGACTTCTTCGCGCAGTTCACGCTGAACGAGGATTTCGTGGAGATCATCAAGAGTCGCCACCGTGACGAGTTCTCCTACGAGAACTTCAGCGAGGGTGAGAAACTGCGCATTGACCTGTCGCTGCTCCTTGCGTGGCGGGACATTGCACGAATGAAAAATTGTGCAAACACCAACTTGCTTATTTTGGATGAGGTATTTGATTCTTCACTTGACGCGGTAGGCACAGAAGAAGTAATCAAAATATTGCAGAGCATGGGCAGCAGCAACAATGTATTCGTAATATCACATAAAGCAGACCAACTACTTGACAAGTTCCAGAATGTGCTTACCTTCAAGAAGTCCAACAACTTCAGCAGACTAAACTAGCCATGAGAAAACTATCAACGGAAAGAACGCAACGAATCCTGTCAGGGGGCGCGGAGCCAGTGGTTGACCCGTCCATGAAGGGCGACGAACTGGAAACTGCCATCAGCCGTGCCCTTTACTGGTACAGGCAGAACTTCAAGATTGCACAGTCAAAGGATTGGGTGGAGAGGTGGCTCCGTTCGGAAGGGCGCACAGAGGACGCAAAAGTGTGCCATCGTGCAGAGCGGTTCCACTTCAAGGAAGTAGCGCCGTATTGCCGTATGGCATCTAGAGGTCTGCCGTTTCCTGCCCACGCACAGAAGGGCTTGGACGAACTGCTGACCAATGCACGGGCGCAGAAGGCTCCTGTCGTGACTGAAACGGTTTCGGTGCAGGACAGGATACACGCAAAGGCAAATGCCGTGCTGACCGAACTGGAGCCTGTGCTTGATGCGGTGCTGGAGGGAGTCCTGTCCAAGAGCAAGGACAATCCCCTGAAGGCATGGCTACAGTCACACAATTTCAACCGCCCCACCATCATGATTGTGAAGGAGCGCCTGCTACGAACATTCAGCGAGATGTCCCTTGCTCTTGACGGCAGTGATCCTGATTATGTGGAAGGGTATTCATATTTGAATCGGCGGCAACTCAAAACCCTTGTGGGAATATTTCAAGACGGCATTTCTTCACTTGATAATGCTTTAGGTGTGCTGCGTGCATCACGAAAGCCCCGAAAGCGAAAAGCCAAAAGTGCTGATGTGTTGGTGAAGGGATTGAAATACTCCGCACGAAATAGCGAGTACGGGATTGACTCTGTGCGACCAGAGGTTATCATTGGGTCACAAGGACTACTCGTGTTCAACACCAAGACCAACAAGGCAACCGTATTCATCGCTGCTGTCCCGAAGGACGGCTTGAGCGTGAAGGGTTCCAGTGTGACAGGGTGGGACACCGAGAAGTCTTTTGAGAAAGCCGTGCGTAAGCCACAGGAGTTCCTGAAGAATGAAGGCGGATGCCGCAAGACCTTTGCGGCTGCTGTGCGCTACCTGAACGGCGTGAAGACAAAGCCAAAGGGTGCAAACGGTCGCGTGAACGCGCACTGCCTGCTCCTCCAAGTGCAATGAAAGCAACACTATGATTCTTGTAGACAACAGCCAGATCATCATGTCATCCATTTTCGCACAGCACAAGAACGTGGAGGACGTAAGCGAAGACTTGGTTCGCCACATGGTGCTGAACACCTACCGAATGTATCGCAAGAAGTTCGGCAGTGAATACGGTGAGTTGGTCATTTGCGAGGACGGAGGCGCGTCGTGGCGGCGGGAGTTCTTCCCGCTTTACAAGGCACGGCGGCGCGAAGACCGCAAGGAAGACCCACAGAAGTGGGAGCGGTTCTACGGCATGATCAACACCGTGCGTGCAGAGGTAGCGGAGCATTTCCCGTATCGGTGCATTCATGTCCCGAAGTGCGAAGCAGACGATGTGATTGCGTATCTTGTGAAGCGTTACGCACAGACCGAGAAGATTCTCATACTGTCGGGTGACAAGGATTTCGGTCAGTTGCAGGTGTTTCCTAATGTGAAGCAGTATTCGCCCATGCAGAAGAAGTTTGTTGTTGTTGACAATCCGCAGGAGTTCCTGTTGGAGCATATCGTGCGGGGAGACACCAGTGACGGCGTGCCCAATGTGCTGTCGGACGACGACGCATTCATGGCAGAAGACAAGCGACAGAAGCCCATCACGCAGAAGCGACTGAACGAGATACTGAAACCGTATCGTCAGTCGCGGCAGATAGACGACAAATACGCAGCGAATTGGAACAGGAACAAGACACTTATTGACTTGCTTCAAATTCCGCAGCAGTATGAGGATCGAATTGAAGTAGAGTGGAATAAGCCGTTTATCCCTTCACGCGGCAAGATTCTGAACTACATGATAGAGAAGGGACTACGCAATCTTATAGGAGACATCCAGGACTTTTAAATGAACAACGAAAGAGACTCATACGGAGACAGTTACGATCATCAGGATCGTGCAGCAAAGAAGGCTCGCAAGAACGTGGAGCGGAAGCATAAAAGCCGCCGCCGACACGATGCGAAGCAGGACTTGAAGCGTTTTGTGGACGATTACAATGCAGGAAAGCGAGATTTTTACTATGACAACGACGACAACCAAAACTAATACCATCACCCTCTCCAAGCGAACTCTTGATGTTCTCAAGAATTTCGCAAGCATCAACGCAGGAATCATTGTGAATGCTGGCAACACCATCAACACAATGGCAACCACGAAGAACATCATGGCAGAGGCACGCGTAGACGAGACATTCCCTCGCGGGTTCTCCGTCTATGACCTGAACAAGTTCATCGGTTCGGTGAGCCTGTTCAAGGACGCGCAGTTTACCTTTGAGGACAACTATATCCTCATTCAGAGCGGCAAGTCCAGCGTGAAGTATTGGTATTGCGATCCGAAACTGGTGGTTTCCACCAACAAGAAGATCACCATGCCTGCAACGGTGGTGAAGTTCGACCTGACCGCAAAGGATTTCAGTGAGGTGATGAAAGCCGCGTCTGTGCTACAGTTGAGCCACCTGTGCGTGTGCTCGTCGGAGGACGGGTCGCGGATTGAATTGACCGCGAAGGACATCACTGACCGCACTTCCAACACATTCTCTGTGGATGTGGGCGAGAACACCACAGGTGCGGCATTTGAGTTCGTGATTGATGTGGACAATCTGAAGATTCTGCCTGGTGACTACTCTGTGCAGATTTCCGAGAAGGTGGTTTCGCAGTTCACGAACAAGAATGAACCCATTCAGTATTGGATCGCACTGAACGCCAACTCCACTTACGAGGCTTGAATTGAACACAACTGAAACCGTGAAGGGTCTTTGGGTTGAGAAGTATCGTCCACAGTCAGTGGCAGAGTGTATTCTGCCACAGGACACGCATGAAACGTTCATGCAGATGGTCGGGCGTGGCGAGCCGCAGAACCTCCTACTTAGCGGAGGGGCAGGCTGCGGAAAGACTTCTGTTGCGCGAGCACTTTGCAATGACTTGGGCTGTGACTACATTGTGGTCAACTGCTCCGAGGACGGCAACATTGACACGCTCCGAACACGGATCCGAAACTTTGCGTCCACCGTGTCACTCACGGAGGGTGTGAAGAAGGTGGTGATACTGGACGAGTTTGACTATTCAAACGCTCAGTCCACTCAACCCGCCCTTCGCGGTTTCATTGAGGAGTTTGCGGACAACTGCCGCTTCATCCTCACGTGCAACTTCAAGAATCGCATCATTGAGCCGCTGCACTCACGATGCACCTGTATTGATTTCCGCATCCCCAACAAGCAGAAGCCGCAGATGGCAGCAAAGTTCTTGCAGCGTGCAGAGGACATCCTGAAAGCAGAGGGGATTGCCTACGAGCAGAAGGTGGTTGCAGAACTGATCACCAAGCACTTCCCTGATTTCCGCCGCACCCTGAACGAGTTGCAGCGGTATTCGGTGAACGGGAAGATTGATGTGGGCATCCTACAGAGCATGGGGGATGTGCAGATCAAGGCATTGGTGAAGGGGATGAAGAGCAAGGATTTCCCGTCTGTGCGGAAGTGGGTGGTGGACAACTTGGACAACGATCAGACCCGCATCTACCGTTCCATCTACGATTGCCTGTACGAGAACTTGGACGGCGCGTCAATTCCGCAGGCAATCCTTATCCTTGCGGACTACCAATACAAGGCAGCGTTTGCGGCAGATCCGGAGATCAACCTGACCGCGTGTCTCGTTCAGTTGATGATGGAGGTAAAGTTCAAGTGACCTACGGGCTGTCTGATTATTTGAATGCCATCAACGTGAGCAAGGAACCCCTTATGGACGAGAGCGAGGGATACGCGAAGCAGTCGTATCCGCCGTTTGTGGTGACCCGCTGCCTGTCGTATTTCCCCGACACCCTGTTCGTGGTGAACGAAATGAACACTCGACCCCACACCGATTCAAAAATGCACTTTGACTTCCTCCGTCACGCAGTGCGCCCACGGAAGCGGTTCTCCAAGTGGCTGAAGCGGGAGGAGGACGAGCGGGTGGGTGCGTTGGTGGAGTATTACGGCATATCGTCCCGCAAGGCACGGGAGGCACTACGAATACTGACCGAAGAGGAGATTGGGGAGATAGTGAAGGCTACCTTCAAGGGTGGAAAGCAGTAGATATCTAAATAGTTCCGTGTCTATTCGGCATTAATAGGAGTGACCATAGCATGGAACAAAACGAACGCTACATTGACCTTGAGGTGCATGATCTCCTTGAGGTTGCACTGCAAAAATCCGATGACTTCCTGAAGGTTCGCGAAACACTTACCCGTATCGGTGTGTCTTCACGGACGGAAAAGAAACTGTGGCAATCGTGCCACATCCTGCACAAGCGCGGCAAGTATTACATTGTCCACTTCAAGGAAATGTTTGCACTAGATGATCTCCCTACATCCATCAACTCCGAGGACATTGGACGGCGCAACACTATTGCGTGTCTGTTGGAAGAGTGGGGGCTGCTGAAGGTAGTGGACAAGAACAAGGCAATAGAAAAAGTTCCCCTAAACAAAATAAAGATTCTCCCATACAAGGAAAAGAACGAGTGGGAACTCTGTCCTAAATACCATATAGGACGGTCAAAGAAAGACATGAAACCAGAGTGACAACGGAGATACATTATGAGCAGACTTGTGATCAAGTTCCCCACACGGAACCGACCTGAAAAGTTCAAGACAGTATTCAGCAGGTATCTTACCTTCCTCAGCGGAAGGCACGATACCCATTTTGTGATCACGATGGACACCGATGATCCCACCATGAACAATGACGGAATGCGTCAGTGGTTGGATACCCGTGCGCGAAATGCCCACATCACCTATCACTACGGTGAGTCCAAGACGAAGATTGAGGCTTGCAATGCGGACCTTCATGGCGTGGACGGCGATGTGCTGATGCTTGCATCGGACGACATGGTGCCATTGCAGATGGGATATGATGAGATTGTGTTCGGCTGCTTCTCGCAGGCATTCCCCGATTATGATGGGGCAATCAAGTTTTGGGATGGGCTGCGTCCAAAGGAAGATATGCTGATGACTCTTACGGTCATGGGGTTCCCCCTCTACCGCAAGTTCGGATACATCTACCACCCGTCATACAAGTCTCTGTATTGTGACAACGAGCAGTCACAGGTGTGTGCTGCCCTGAAGAAACTTGTGCGCTGCGATATGTGCATTATTCAGCACCAGTGGAGCGGCGAGCCGTGGGATGAACTCCACGCTCGCAACGAGAACCGTGAAATGTATGGGGTAGACGGCGAGAACTTCAAGGCTCGCGCTGCCCGCAAGTTTGACATGGAGGAAATGTTCAATGCCAGTGCCAGCCGATGAAATCAAGTTCAGCATTCTCATACTGTCTATTCCGTCCCGCATACAGTCGCTAACCGCTGCTGTAGAGCAGTTGCAGGCACAAGCCGATGGGACGGGACAACCAAAGTCTGTTGAGGTTCTTGTCCTGTTGGACAACCGCTCCAAGAGCATCTCGGAGAAGCGAAATGACCTGTTAGGCATTGCTCGTGGCAAGTATGTGGCATTCCTTGACGACGACGACGCGATCAGCAAGGAATACATGGAGAAGATCCTGAAGGCAATAGACGAACATGACGGGGTAGACTGTATTACGTTCAACCAGTGGTGCAGCCTGGACGGTGAGCCGATGGATGTGGAGTTTGGCATCGGCAATCCTCATGGGCAGTTGTGGCGCGACGAGGACGGATTCCTTGGAAACATCAAGCGACCACCCTACCATATGTGCGTGTGGCGGCGCGAGATTGCGCAGAGCGAGGAGTTCCGTCCCGTATACGGCGCGAACGGGCAGTCCAGCGAGGACATTGATTGGCTACTGCGCCTGTATCCAAAGGTTCAGACTGAGCATCACATTTCCGATGCCCTGCACGGATACATCTACAGTTCGCAGACCACTACCTCCCTTGTGCCACAGGACGAGCAGTGAAGATACTCCTGAACTACGCAGACGGTAAGTTCATCAACTCGCAGTTGCTGAACAGCCAAAGCGGTCTTGCCGCAGGCTTCAATGTTGTGTATCAGATGAGTCGTGGAGACATACATCCACAGTTCTATACACAACACAAGGAGATATTGGATCAGAAGCGTGGTGTGGGGTATTGGCTATGGAAAGCCCACTTCATCACTCGCTTGCTTTCAGGCATGAGCGAGAACGACATTCTGTTCTACGCAGACTCGGGATCGTATTTTGTTCGCAGAATGGAGCCTGTATTCGCAGCAGTTTCGGCTGATCCAAAGGGAGTGGTTGCGTTCCGTTTGGCAGGTGGGCACATTGAGAAGGCATACACCAAGCGTGACCTGTTCCTTCATATGGGCATGAACGAACCTCAATACAGGGACACACCGCAGAGAATGGCTAGTTTCATGTGCTTCAGGGGCACAGCAGCAGCACGAGAGATTGCTGCTGAATACTTGAATCTATGCTCCACTCCACATTTGATCACAGACAGCCCCAATGCAGACGGTTGGGTTGAGCACGGCTTTGTGGATCACCGACACGATCAATCTGTATGGAGCCTCTTGACAAAGCGTCATGAGATCACTACGCTCGCAGATCCAACGCAATGGGGAGTACAGAGTAAAGAGAATACAGAAGAACATCAGTTTCTAACTCACACAAGAGATCCAAGATGATTCCATCAATACAAATGTTTTGTGTTTTCCATAAAGGTTTGAAAGAAGATATTTACCTTCCTTATGAGAATGGTCCTCACAAGTTTACTTTTGTTCGTGCTGGAAACCATCAATACTCTATAAAAAACGATTGGATTCGCAATAATGTTTTAGATACTAACCTATTACCTAACTTCAAGATGTATGGTCCTCGTTGGGCGGAGTACGAGTTCATACTAAATCTTGTATCGGATGCTTCAACTTTTGATTCTGTTGTTACTGGTGATTGGATAGGTATGACACAATACGATCACTCCATGAATATCAATTTTTCAAATATGCCCGTGTTTGATTTTTTCGCATGGAAGTTTGGAAGGGCAAAAGGAATTCGTGCAGATGTTGACTATTTTGCCTTGAAAACATTCCCTCTTAGGGAGTATGAACTATCCGTCAATAGAACTTGTATGGATTACAACAATCCTCAAAAACTTCAAGGAGATCCGTCATGTTACGTTGCTATGGCTAACCACTACAACGAATACTACGGAACCAATAAAAGTGTCTACGATATCTTTCTTCATGACGAAAATAAGTTGCCTTTGTGTACTTCTTTCATCATGCACCGAGATGGTTTTAAAAATTTAGTGAATTACCTAAGATGGGTTGCTGACAATAAGAACCTTGAATGTTTCGATCCATCGGGTAGACATAGACAACAAGGTGGTTTGATGGAAAGGTATCTGGCTTCTTGGTTTGTTTTTAGCGAATATAGAATGTTTGATGTGTCGGTTGGAATGATTTCTCTTTGAGGATAAACATGAAAACACTAGTTTATACCTGCAATGATTTACAGCACTCTCTTCCCTGTGTTGATCTACTATACAATTCTTTGTTGAAGAATAACACATCGGGTTCGTTTGATTTTGCTGTTGTTTGTAATAACAGATCACATCAAAAAGTTGACTACAACGTTCTATACGACGAGTCCTGTCCTCCTCAATACATTGGTTTTTTAAAGTATTCTTCTGTTATTTCGGATGAATATGATTATTACGTGTATCTTGATTCAGATATCCTCTTCTACGATCAACTGAACACTATTCTTCCTGATGGCGACAAATTGGTATGTGTTGCTTTGGAGGGAAAATCTAGTATGATAGACAGTCCACAATGGCACTCTTTTTGTTACGGAGATAGGATAAGATCTTCAGGTCAAAACAGAAATTGTATTAACGCCGGACAGTTTTCCTTTCACAAATCATCACGCATTCTATCTTTAGTACGAAACAACTTAGCAACTATTCCCATTCACAGTTTCAATTCTTTTAACTGTGCTATGTCGGAACAGTCTTCTTTTAACTATACGATTAGTCAAATTTGGGATTGCGCTGATACAGAAAAACTAACAAGTAGGCTATCTACATCTCCAGAAACCCAAAATTCTTCAGATAAAACTATATTTCATTTTGCAGGATTCCACGAAGGAATGATACACAAACACGAAAGAATGATCAACTTCATACAGACTCATAAGAAAGGATCAATATTAATATGATTGCTCGATTTCAGAATAGAGAAGATATGCTTTCTTGTTATCTACGAGAAGGAATGGTTGGAGCAGAACTAGGTGTTTTTAATGGAGATTTTTCAAAAGTTATATTGAAAAGTAATCCATCAAAACTGTATCTAGTTGATGTGTTTGAAGGATTTACGGTTTCGGGTGACAAAGACGGATTGAATATGCAGTCAACTAATCTTGATGAGTCTTTTGCTAAACTTAATCAGGTATATTCAAACGATGATAGAGTTGTGATAGTAAAAAGCAAGAGTGTTGACTTTTTAAACAGTCTTGATGACGATTCTCTAGACTTTGTTTACATTGATGCCGATCACTCATACGAGGGAGTAAAGGCAGATATCGCTGTTTCTTTTACAAAGGTTAAAAATGGAGGGTATATTCTTGGTCACGATTACACGTGGTCAAACAATCATACTCATAATTTTGAAGGAGTAGTCAGAGCGGTAAACGAGTTCTGTATTCAGAATGGTCTGACAATAGACAGTTTAAGTGAATGTGGATGTCCATCTTTTTGTATAAAAAATGAAAGGTAATACCAACCATGCTTCATATGGATTTCAAGTCTCTTTTAAACAAATATGACTGCAAGGATAGAAAAGGAATTATCCTTATAGGTGCTCACATTGGCGAAGAGATACCAATGTATAGGGAGTTAGGTTTTAAAAAAATACTTAGTTTTGAGCCTCAATCTATTCCCTTTTCACAAATACCAACTGGAGATGGTCTGTTTAATGAACAGATGGCAATTGGTTCTGAAAACAAAATGGTAGAGATGTTTGTTGCGAATAATTATCAATCATCTTCTATACTTGAACCAATAAATCATTTGGTGTTTCATCCTCAAATAAAGTTTGAGGACAAAGAAGTTGTTAAAGTTGTTTCTTTAGATTGGTATTTTGAAAACAATTCTCACAACTTGCTCGCAGAAGATTTTGATGTAATGGTTATTGATGTTCAGGGATACGAGGGAGAAGTTATTCGTGGTGCACATAAAACTCTGAACCACATGAAGGTGGTGTACTCAGAAATAAATGGTGGAGAACTTTACAAGGGATGTATGCATATCTTTCACGTAGACCAACTTCTTAAAGCAAAATATTCTATGACAAGAAAAGAGACAGCATACAATGAGCATACTGGTGAGGGAGAGGCTATTTACGTTAAAGAGTAAACTATGATAACATTAGACACACATCCAAGATCGGAAGAGCGTCGTGTAGGG